AGCGGGACGACGACAGTGCTGCAGCGTGAACGGATGGGCGGTGGCGGGAGCTGGTGCGCCTTCCCCGCGTCGGGTTGCGGGATGACGTGGGCGTAGACCTTGAGCGTCACCCCGGCGTCCGCGTGGCCGAGCCAGCGGCTGACCTGGAGGTAGTGGTCTGGCGGGCCGTTGCGGAGCTGGAGCGTGGCGAATGTGTGCCGGAGGTCGTGGAGCCGGGTGTGCGGGAGCCCCGCCGCGCGGACGGCCGGGATGAACACGCGCCGGTAGAAGTTCGACGGCTCCACCGGGAACAGCCGCTCATCGGCACTGCGGCCCGCCGTGTACTCCGTCAGCAGCTCCGCTAGCCACCCGTCAAGCGGCACCGTGCGACGGCTCGCCCGCGACTTCGGGGTGCCGGTCTCCCACCCGCCCCGGACCTTCCGCCGCGTCCGGTTCACCCGCACCGCCCCAGAGGCGAGGTCCCCGACATCGAGCCCGGCTAGCTCGGCCGCGCGGAGGCCGGTGTAGGCGAGGAACAGCACCACGAGCTGATGCGTCGGGTCGGCGATCTCCTCGACGACAGCGGCCACCTCTTCGGCCGTGAGCGCGCGGCCCTCGAACTCCTCCCCCGCCGTCGAGCGCCCGCCGAGGTCGACCAGCGCGGCCGGGTTGGTGTCGATGATGTCGTGGCGCACCGCGTACAGCAGGACCCGGTTGAACCCGGCCCAGGCGTTCCGGAACGTCCGCGCCGCTATGCCGCGCTCCGAGAGCCCCTGCGCCCACGCCTCCGCCGTCCGGCCGGTAATCGCGCCCACCGGGACCGCTGCCCACGCAGGCAACACATGACGCCGCAGGACGGCCCCGTACTCCTCGTGGGTCCGGGCCTTGAGCTTGCCGGTCGCGACCCGCGGCTCCAGAGACGCAAGCCAGGCTTCCGCAACGGAGCCAAACAGGGCCTCACCCGCCGAGGCATCGCGGACCGGCCCAGTCGCAGACTCGACCTCGGCCCGCCAGGCGTTGGCTTCGCGGCGCGTGTGGAACGTCTGCTGCCGGTAGCGCTTGGCGACTCCGCTGCCGTTGAACGCCATCTCGGCCCAGCGCACCTCATAGTGCGTCACCACGCCGCCCCGCGGTGCGCAGCGCTCGCAGGCCTGGGGGTTGACCTTCTGGATGTGCGCCACTACTCGCCCCGGCGCCGATAGAACGTGCTGTCGGGCGTGTACCGCGCTCGCGTGCCGTCAGCGAACTGGAGCGCAACCACCTGCCCCTCGTCCTCGCGCTTCACGCATGCCACCTTGCGCAGTCCCTCCTGGTTGAAGATGACGTCCCCTGCCTCCAGCGCGTCCGCCGAAGCGATCTCCCAAGCTCTGTCCACTGTGGACCTCCCGGGCGGGAGGTTACGCCAACTTGATCATGAGCAGTACAACCCCAGGGTACCCGGGGAATTGCGCAACTACAATTAGACGCTGACCGCGTCTACCTATCCCATCAGTTACGCTAGTAAGGCGACGGAATAGTGGGGAGAAGACATTGCCGTTCAATCCAGATGTTGAGCAGAAGTCACCTATGACCAGGGCCCTGTTGGTGGTCGGCCACACGCTGCGGTCTGCGAGCGAGGAAATGGGCGTGAGTTACCAGCACCTTGCCAACGTTGCACGCGGCCGAACGCACCCCAGGCCCGAGGTCATCAAGGGGTTCGAGCAGCTCACCGGCAAGCCCCTGAAGGACTTTGTATCCGACTGGGCGTTGGCCAAGCCCTATGACGCGAATTGCGCCACCAAAGGCGTGGATTAGACGTAGTTGATCTTGACGTAGTACCCTCTTCCTAAGGACGTAGTAACTCCCCCAGGAAGAGGCCCTGATGTTCTACCTGATTATGTCGTTCTTGACCGGTGTGGCGTTGCTCTGGATCGCCGACCTCCACACCAAGAAGTACAAGCGACAGGCCGCGGAAGCGCTGGGCGCCCTGGTCGAGATCCACAAGGAGATCGTCGGCCCCGTCCGCGCCGAGAAGACGCTCCACCGGGCTGCGTAATGGCGAACTCAAACCCGGACCCACAGGAGCGCCTGCGGCAGATCAACCGGGTTTGGGAGCTACGCGAGAACCACGTGCCCTTCCGCGAGATTGCCGAGGAGCTGGGTTGCTCCGTCTCGACTGCGCACAAGCTGTTCAAGGAAGGGCTCCAGTACAACGCCCCGCCCGGCGCCGAAGAGGAACGCATCCTCACCGCGCGGCAGACCGATGAAGCCTTGACCCGGGCGTGGCGCCTGTTCGAGCGGACGAATGACCCGGAAGTCCACATCAAGATCCTGACCGCAGTGGCGCGGCTCCTAAAGGAGAAGCGGAGCTTGTTGGGCCTCGACGCAGCCAAGAAGTTCCAGGTGGTCACCACAACAAGCTCCGCCCTGGATCAAGACATCGCGCAGCTCTTGAAGGAGTTCGGCGAGTTCGCCGCGCCGGGCGAGGCAAGAGCCGAAAAGCATCGACAAGACCGACTAGGAAGGCTACAACGATGAAGTACCTGCGTGACCCCCTGGCCCTGACCGAGATCGCCGAGGAACTGCGCGAGCACGCCGACAACGTCGAACGCGAGGCGAAGGACAACGGCCGTGAGAAGCGCACAGCACCGCGCCTGCGTCGCCTCCGCGCCGTGGCTCGGGAGATGGAGCAGGCCGCCAACCGCGGCGGGCGTCTCGACGCTCTGGACGCCGAGTCGTGAAGCGCCCGCGGAAGTTCCTACGGCGGGTGGACAAGTGCCTTGTGCCGCTGGGCATTGCAATCTGTGTGGCGATCGTGATCGGAGTGGGTGGCAGGTGACCTGGGTCCATTGGCTCCTGCTCGGCTTCCTGGCCCTGGTGTTCATCATCACGACCTGCCGCAAGGCGCTCGGCCGAGTTCTCCAGGCGGGAGCCGATGCCCGGAACCGCTGGCCCGAGGAGCTGCGCCGCATCGAGCGTGAATCCTGGCAGATGGAACGCGAAGCCGCCCACCGCGAGCACGGCAAGGCACAACTGCCGACACAACCGTCCTACAGGAGCTTGGGATGAATTGCTGGTTCTGTGACCACGAGGCCGTGACGATCGGCTACGGCTTCGCGGTCTGCGGAGGCCTGGAAACGCCGGTGAACTGCTCCGAGAAGGCCCGCGTTCTCGGTGACGTCGCCCTGACGCAGGCCCAGCGCGACCGGATGAAATACAACCTGTACAAGGTCGACAAGGAGAAGTGATGGAAATGCCGATCCGGGCCGTGACGCCCGAGCTACAGGAGCTTGGTATGAACAACTGGCTCCTGTGGATCTTCCCGCTCCTGCTGATCCTGCTCGGCGCGTTCATCGGGTACGGAATCGGCCGGGTACGGCGCAAGCGTTTCGAGCAACAGGCCCGTGACCTCCTGGCCGCCCTCAAGGAGCACGGCGTCCCCGGCGGGCCGGTCTGGAATGCGTACTGGTCCCTCCACCAAGCGATCTACCAAGATAGGATGGGCAAGTGACCGAACCCCGCGACGAACTTGCCCGAGAGGTCGCCCGTTTGTGGCGAGAGTACCCGGAGGACGCCGACTTCCCGGGGCTCCCCACCGTCTTAGCCGATGCGCTCGACCGCCTGGCGGAAGCCTACGAGTCCGACTGATGGAACTGCCCCGCCCTGGAGCATAGGGCGGGGCAGCAGTCTGTTACGGCCGCATCCAGGTCAAGTGGATGTGCGTGCCCTGGTTAACCACGGCCACATCTTTGTTCGAGCCCGAGTCTTGGAAAGCGTTGACGACGATTGTGTCCCCGGCCACGAACCGCTTGGTGAACCCAGCCGACGGGGTGAACGCCGCGGTACCGTTGGGGATTGAGAACTGCTCCCCGTAGCGGGTGGTGCCGTTGTCGGGGCCGATCCATAGTCCGTACCGGTTTCCGGAGCTAGTGGTGGCCCAGCGGATCGCCGCGTCTATCGACCAGATGCCCGCCCGATTGAGCGTGAACTTCGCGTTGGCGATGCTGCCGGCCGTCGAGGTCCCCTGTGTGACGTCAGAGGCCGTGATGACCGACGTGTCGAAGCCGACCGGCCGGTCAGTAGCGGTTGGGATGGTCTGCGTGCCGCTGAGGTAATACTCGGCTTCGTGGTTAGTCACGCCCGTCGCGACGAACGAGCGCCACGCTGAACCGTCGTACCAGGCGTAGAGCCCGGTGTCGGTCTCGTAGATCAGCTGCCCCGTGTGGCCGGCCGGGTGCGTGGCAGATGTACAAACGTACACGCTCATCTGTGACGCGCGCAGCTTCTGCCCTGCGGTGTAAGACATTGCTCCTCCTAAAGCCCGATGACGGGCGGGTTCCAGACGCTCACCGCGGCGCCTGCGGGGCGGTCTACAGGGAGCGCGTCAACGGTGAAGGTCTGAGGACTCGACGCCCCCGCGCAGGCCGTAGCGCGCACCTGAACGCCGCCTACGTTGAGGTAGAGCGGGTAGTCGTCGGAGTCCGTCGTCCAGACCAGGCCGCTCGGACTCGACGTTGCGACCGACAGGGAGGTAGCACCCGCCAACGCGGTCGTGTCGACGGTTGCAGTGTCGGTATCGAGCCGCGCCGTCAGCTCATTGGTGTCGCCGGTGTCAGATGCGAGCACGCCAACGCGCCAGACCTCGAACGGCGAGCAGTTCAGCGTGACGCGCCAATGCCGCGGGCCGATGTCGTGCGAGATACCCTCGACGGTCAGGCTAACGGTCTCGGGCGCTGAACCGGTGAGAGCGTCGTCCAGGTTTGTAACGTCAACCCGCGCGCCGGGGAACAGGTCCACAACGGCCTCGGCGTGCTGCGGCGTAGCCCGCAAGTCGATAGTCAGACTCGGGTAGCGGTAGCCCTCGACGGTGCCCGCGTGAACGAGCCACCCGGCTAGCTCCTGTGCCGCTTGGTCGGCGTAGCTGTTGATCGTGAGCGAGTCGTCATATACGCCGATCTCACCAGTGCCCATCGGGCCGTCCGCGTCCTCGGAGACATACGTCGCGCCCGACTTCCGGGTCACCGACCACTTGTTCCGGATGCGCTGGTCGTCGTCGGTCGGCTGGAACGGCGGAGCTAGCTCACCGGCAGCCGCGTCGATCGTCAGCGCGGCAGGCGCGTTTTCCCGTCGACGTCGCGTCGTGTAGGCGAGCCCAGCCCGCAGGCCGTCCCAGAGCACGCCCCGCTCCTGCTTCTCGCACTCGCGGAGCAGGGTCAGCACGTCGTCGATGCCCTGTGACCCGGCGTAGTCGGACGGCGTGGCTGTGTCCGATGTGCCGCCGTACAGCGTGAACTCAATGCCGTTTTCCGAGCACAGCCGGGTCACACGGCCGCTTGTGATGAGCTCATTTGGGTAGCCGTGGACCTGTTGGTAAACGTCAGTGAGCGGGTCGGTCGCCGACCGCGCCTTCAGAACGGCAATGTGCCCGAAGCCCATGCCCGTGACGGCCGCGCTCGGGTCGATCCAGATCTCCGAGACGATGCCCAGGGTGCCGGTGCCGCTCGGGTTGCCGGGGATCGAGCCGTACGAGGTGCGGTCGTTCCGCAGGAAGTTCAAGTTGTAGAAGAAGGTGCCGCCGCTCTGGTAGAACTCTAGCGATATTAGACCAGGGACGCCGTCCACGCTGAACGTCGCGTTCGCCGACGACAGGATCGCACCGGAAGTGGCGTAGGCGATGACATTGAAGACCCCGGCCGTCTGGTAGCAGACCTCGAACCGCCCGACCGAGCCGCCGTACAGCCACACGCGCATCAGCACGGAGTTGTTCGCAGGCGCACTCGCTGCCGGCGGCAGCGACATCAGCATCCGGACGCCGGTCGAGTAGTCCGACGCGGGCGTGTAGCCGTCGACCGTCGTGCGGAATGAGCCGCCAACGCCCGCGACGCCGTTGCTCGTCGGCAGCGGGTTCGACCCCGGGTAGTCGTCACAGCTTGCCAGGTCGACGTCACCGGTCCACGTCATATCCCGGGTGCCGACCGCGGCGGGGAAGTTATCCGCGTCGTCGCCCTCTTCACAAGGCCAGTACGCAACAACGTCCGGTTCATTCGTGAGGTAGCGGCGGATCGGCGAGACGACGGGAGCGGCGCCCTGAGCGAGCCGCCTAAGCGTCCCTGAGGCGCTGAGCTTGACGACGGCTACCTCCGCGTCACCCGTCAGAGACTCCCAGCCCGGCTGCCACTCTGAAGCGAAGCCGAGCCACAGCGTCCGCGCTCCGGTACCCGTGTCGACCCGCAGACGCACAGGCGTGTTGGGGCGGATGTAGGGGTACCGCCGCGACCGCCCGCCCCGCGAGTAGTCCCCGCTCGTGTTAGTCAGGACCGCCGACAGCTCGGCGGGGTTTGTGGTGCTCGACTCATCCGCGCGGCCGAGGCGACAGGAGATGCCGGACTCGGCCCGGACGTCAGTCGTGATAGGAGTCCAGGACCAGAACGCGCTGTCGGTCGTCAGGTCAGCGCCAAATGCCGCCTCAAACGACAGCCGCGCCTCGGGTAGCTCGGGGATGAACGAGACGCCGGGGAAGGAACCGCCGAAAGGCGCGGCCAGCGAAGCGCCCCGGCGCCGCTCCCAACTGGCATACCGAACGGCAGTGTTAGCCATCACTCGTCCCAGACAACCCAGCAGAGCGCGTTGACCGCGGCGGAGAAGGTCACGCGCACCCGGAGGAACTTGGACACGGCCACGATCGGCCGCTCGTCCGGCATGAACTGGTAGGCGTAGTTGATCGGGGCCGCGCCGTTCGAGACGCCTGCGACCTCCTGCGCGTCGAACACGCGCGTCGCGGTGATCGAGCCCTCCGCGCTGCCGGTGTAGCCCGTGGCGCTCGTGCCCAGCGTCATCAGCGAGGCGGGCGCGTTTGGGTCGAGCGGCTGCACCCCGGCCGCGACGTGGGCCGTCACGGTCGCCGCGACGTCCGTCTGCAGCAGCTCAACCACGCCGACACCGGTAGTCGCGGGCGCGGCGTCGAGCGAGAAGCCCCAGCCGATGATCTGGATCTGCTTGGTGGCGGGCGTGGCGACCTGGAGCAGCGTCTTGACGGCGGTGCCGGTGGTGACCTTCACCTGCGCGGCCGTGGTGGGCATCGGCCCGTTCCACGTCTTGAACCTGTTCATCAGTAGCCCTTTCCTAGGCGATCTGGATCTGCTTGGTGCGGACCAGGTAGTTGATAAGCTCCGCCACCTTGGAGTCGGCGCTGCCCTTCACGATCAGCGTCCCGCCCCGCGGGCCTCCCGAACTGCCCTGCGCCATGCGGTGGTTCGGCGTGACGTAGCCCGAGCCCGGCATAGTCAGGTATTCCGGGCCGCGCTCGCCGACCAGGTACGTCTGGCCCTTGTTAACGGTGCCGCCGACCGCGCGGCCGGGAATCAATCCGCGGATGTAGGACGACACATTCGCCACAGCGTTGACCGTGATGGTCCGCGCGGCGGGCAGCAGGCCGATCGTCCGGACGAGATCCTGGACCTCGCGCAGACCGCGTGTGTTCGCGTTGATGTCGACGGCCTTGGAATGCATCGCATCGACAGTGCCGCGGAACCGGTCAATGCCTTCCTTGGCGCTGTTGGTCGAGACCGCGGCAGATCGCATCGACGCGCCGAACTGACCGGGCAGCAGGCCGAGGACGGCGAACACGCGCGACATCGCGCCGAGCGTTGTCGACACGAACGACAGCACGCCCGAGGTCACCGACAGGAACGCAATAACGCTCTGCTGCGCGAAGTCCTCGACCGAGTCAATGTTGCTGGAGAGCCAGTTAATGAACCCCGCCAAGGCCGGGATTACCACGCCGATGATGAGGTCTGCCAACGCCGGTAGCACGTGCGAGATGATCGGGGTTAGCTTATCCAACAACTTCTGGAGCGGCGGCCCGAGCTGGATGAACGCCTGCCCGAGTACCTTGCCAACGGCGTCCGCGAGCATCAGCACGATTGGCGCCAGCATCTTGAGGACCGGGGCGAGCCCTGTTGCGGCGTCTGCGATCAGCCGCCCGAGGATCGGCAGCAACCCGTTGATGACGCTGAACAGCGAGGAAAGGATTGATGCGGCCGGTCCGCCCGCAGTTGAGATGGCCTGGAACATCTGGCTCAAGCCGGTGCCGGTCCCTGCGAGCCCCGCGCTAAGCGCATCAATGACCGGCTTGGCCGCCTGCATCCCAGACAGAAAACCAGGCATGACGTTCTTGACGAGCGACGCGAGACCGCTAGCCAAGGTCTCCACATACGGAGCCGTGGTGGCGAACGCCTGCCGAAGCTGCGGCCCCATTGCGTCGAACGTCTTGCGCCCGAGGTCCGAGATCCGCATCAGCACCGGCTCGAACGGCTGGGCCATACTCTTCAGCTCGGAGACAACGTGATCCTTTAGCCCGGTGAAGGATGCCTTGACCTTCTCGTTCTGCGCGGCGATGGCAATGCCGAGCCCGGCGAACCCGACAGCGACACCGGCCAGGGCGGCAGGCGCGGACACGGCAGCAACGCCACCGAGAATCGAGCCCCACTTCAGCGTGGCGCCGGTGACCGATGTCAGCTTGTCCTGGACATCGGTGAGGGTCCGGCCGAGCCGGTTATCACCGACGAACTGCAGGATGACCCTGTTGGCCATATCAGCTCACGTCCAAACCAGAACTCTCGGCGTACCGCTCTAGCGCGGCGGCCATAATGCGACGGACGGCTGGCTGGTTCCGTTCGTATGCCGGGTAGATGTACCGCCCGGACTTGAAGAACGGCCGCCGCTTCTCCTGGTTGGGGTATGGCCGCACCGTGCCGCCGAAGTCCAGCCAGGGGTAATAGGGGTACTTCCGCCCGCCGCCCTGGACGCCCCAGCCGTCGCCCTGGCGGAGCGCATAGACGCTGTTCCGCGCATGGCCGTTGATCCCCGGCCCGATCGGCACCTGTCGCCGCGCGGCCTTAGCGACAAGCTGCGCGGCCTCCTTGGAGGCGTCGTCAATGACCTTCGGCATGGAGGCGTCGAGTCGGCCAACGGCGCGGCGGAATTGCTGGAGTCCGTAGACCTTGACCGCAACCATCAGCCGACCCTTCTCCCACGAGCGCTTGCCATCTTCTCGTCCAACTCCGCCTGCTGCGCGCGCAAGGCGTAGTACATTGCCCACCTCACGTATTCGCGGTTGGACATCTGAGTTTCCAGTTCCTCTACCGTCATCCGAAGTTGCTCGGCGAGAAAGTAGGTGAAGTGGAAGTCAGGGTCAGCCTGGAAATCGCCGCACCGTTTCCTTCTCGATGTCGGCGGTCATCCCGGTCAGGCTCAGGATCATGTCGACCACGGGCGCGAGTTCCCCTGCGGGGGCGACCTCCTGCCACTGGGCGATCTCCTCGGCTGTCATCTCGGGCTCGACCATGGCCAGCGCCAGCAACTGCACCTCGGACGTCTCCTCGTCGAGGTCCATGGCCTTGACGCGCAGGGCCTCGCGCCGGGTGAGCGCTCGCACGACCACGAACCCGTCACCCGACGGCAACTTGACCTCACGTGTGCTGCCCTCTGCGCGCTTCGCCAGCAGGGCTTCCTTGTTGATTGCCATTCCAGTGCTCCTCTGGATTGTTGGTTTACTTAGGACTGGTCTGCGGTGTTCACGGCACCGGTGATCTGCAACTCCGCGGCCCACTTGATCATGTCCGCGACGCCCGCAACCTCTTCATAGGCGGTGACGATTGCGTTGCCGTCGACCTCGGGGTTTGTGGACCCTGTGCCATTCGCGCGGTAGACCCAAGCCACCGAGGTGCCAAGGGCGTCGCCGATGACAACGCGCGGCGTGACGGTGTCCGTGTCGTTGTAAGTCCCCTTGAGGGAGACCGTGCCATCCGTTAGCCCGCCGAAGTAGGCGTGCCCGGTGGCGCCGAAACAGGTCACATCGTGCGAGTCGCCCGCGCGCTTCAGCTCCACGCTGTCGGTGTACGCAGTCAGCGCAGTACCGGCGATTGTGATGACCGTGCTCTTGCCGTGGATGAATGCCATGACGCTCTCCTACTGGTCCGTGGTGGTAACTGCGCCAGTGATCTGCAGCTCGGCCGACCACGTGACCATGTCGGCAACCCCGGCCACTTCCTCATAGGCGGTCAGCACGCCCGAGCCGGTAAGGGATGGCCGCCCTGCGGCGGTGCCTGCGGCCTGGTAGGTCCAGGTCAGCGTCGTGGCGAGCGCGCCCTGGAATGTGATGCGCGGGTTGCTGGCGTCGCCGTCGTCGTAGGTGCCCTTTACCGAGATCGTGCCGTCCGTCAGGCCGCCCTGATAGGCGTGGCCCGTGGCGCCATACACCGTGATGTCGTGCGAGTCGCCCGCGCGCTTGACCTCGACGCTATTGCAGAAGGCAGAAAGGTCGGTCGAGCCAATCTTGAAGACCGCACTCTTACCATGAACGAATGCCATGTCAGGCTCCTGATCCTGTGATCTCAACCTGGAACACAGCGCCCAGGTACTCGACGCCAGCCGATGTGATCGCATCGACCGAGGCGGATGCGACCCGCACGGAGTCGCACTCTGTGTATGTGCCGCCATCGAGCGCGGCTTTGATGGAACCTGTGGCCGAGCCGTCGAGGTAGACGGCCAGCGCGTCGCGGGCTGAGCGGGCATCGACATTGCCCACCAGGACGAACACCGGCAACGTGAACTGGTCCGCGCCTCGGCCCATTGTCAGGTCGTATTCAATCGGGTCGGGCCAGCCGACGATCGCAGCCGGGGGCGTCACACGAGTCGCGCTGTACGGGAAGACGCGGAGCCCGGTGATCGTTTCGAGCGCCGTGCCCAACTCGTCCATTACATCGGCGATGTTCATGCGAATGCCCACTGCTTGCGCTTGAAGTCGACCAACGCGACCTCGACGTCCGGGTCGACCTTTGCCAGAAGCCGCATCTCTGAGCCGGTCTCGGGCGAGCCTGCGATTCCGTACGGGCTATCCCGCCGCGAGAGGAGGCGGGACGCCTGGAGCAGAGTCGCCTGCTTCACCGGGTCCGGCACGGAAGTCCAGCCCCACTTCGCAGTCACCTTCACCATGTCCTCGGCATCAGTCGGGAACACGGTCGAGGTGGGCCGTACCACCAGCTCCGTCCAAGGCTTTGCCCTAGCCGCAGCATTCATCGGCTTCAAGTCGTAGGCGGTAATAGAGCCCGAGTACGTGTAGTCCGCATTGGAGTCCACGGCGAACGCGAACCCCGTGGTAGTCATCAGGTCGTCAATCTCAACAACCCAACGCAACCGGGCGTCGTCGTAATGTGCCGTGTAATACCGAGCCTCCGCAGACGCCACAAGCCCGAACTGCCGCCGCATCGCATTGCGCGAGCAGAAGCGGTCGACCGCGCGGGAGGCGGCGGCAATGGCAAGGGCAACCTGTGTGTCATCGGCAGTGTCCCCAATGCGGACGTATGCCTTCAGTTCGGCCGCCGTGCAGTAATCAGGTGCCCAAGCCATTGCCGTCTCCTCGGGTCAGTTCGGGTCGACCAGGCCGAACTGCTCCAGCACCGTGATGATGCTGTTGATCGCAGCCCGCGCCTCGGCGTCAGTCGTCGCGCCCCCGGTGGGGGCGGTGATCGCTGCCTTGGTCGTGACCGGCGTGGCGACGGACCCGACCGACAGGCTGGTCGTGTTGATCGTCTTGTTTGTCCTCCGGGCCATCAGGAGGCCGCCGTGATCACGATGCGCTCGACGGAACCGGTGTACTTGACGTGGACCGCCGAGTACGCCCAGATGCCCAGTCGCACGATCTCCGGGCCGTCAGGCTGCTCGTAGGTGAACTGCCGGACGCCCGACTCGAACAGCAGCGTGTCGGCCGCACGGGCGACCAGCAGGCTCTCCGCGTACTGGGTGATGCCGTCCGACGCGATGACGCCGAGACCGGGGGACGACAGCCGACCGTCGACCGCGACGGAGCCGACGCCGAAGACGTTCATCGGACCAGCGGAGTCCGCGGGCAGGATCGGGCGGCCGGTCGAGTCCTTGATCTTCAGCAGGTCGCCGTAGCGGGTCACCGAGCAGACCAGGATGTCCGCAGGGAGCTTGCGGCCGTTCCGCACCGCGACGGCGGTGTCCACGATGTAGTCGCCGACGTACGTGGCGCCCAGCGGGTCGAGCCCGGTCTGCCACGCGGCCTCGGTCGCGTAGGTGGCAGTCGCCGAGCCCGCAGCGGTGATCATCGCCGCCACGACCTTGGCCTCGATGGCGCTGTCGTAGTCGCCCAGGAGGTCCGACCAGATCAGCTCGTCCACGACCGGGTTGCTGGACTCCAGCATGATCCGGGTGACCTTCTGCCCACCGGCGGTGGCCTTGGGCGTCACCGTGGTCACGGCCGAGTCCCAGCCGTCGGTGAAGGTCGTGCCGGTCTCCTCCGTCGTCTGCTCCGCGACGGTGCCCGCCTCGGCGGTCTGCTTCGGCAGCGACAGCGGCGCAGCATCGGTCAGCGGCAGGTTCCGCACGGCTGCGGCGGCCCGGCGCGTCTGGCGCGCGATGTCGGCGAACTCCGACGCCATCCACTTGGGCGGCGTGATGCCGGGCCCCTCGTCGAGCAGGGTCAGCGCGCGGGTGTGCTCGGCCAGGCGTCGCTCGGCGCCGCGGTCGCCCTGCTTCGAGCGGTGGAGGTCGGCGAAGAACGAGTGCGCTCCGCCCTGCTCGTCACGCGCGGCACGGCGGTAGTGGCCGGGGTCGCGGTCCTTGGCGGTGGTGCCGGACACGCGGACCTCGCTGCGGGTCTCGGTCGCGCCGTCGTCCTCAGTAAGCGAGGCGGCCATCTCGGCGACCTTGCGGGAGCGGGTCTCCTGCTCGGTCAGCATCTCGATCTGCGTGTAGAGCGTCTGGGCCTTCTCGCCCTGCTCCTTCACGGTGCGCAGCTCGGTCTCGTCCAGGTCGCGGCTCGCCTCGGCGGCCCGGGTCAGCAGACCCTCGTTGCTCGCCTTGAGCGCGTCGTACTGCTCGCGCAGCTTCTTCAGGTACGGGTTCATTGCCCTCTCCGGTCACGAGGAATGTGTTTCTCTTCCATCGAGTGACCGGGGTGCCGAACCTATCTGTCCCGGGGTGCCAGCATCTCGGAGATTGGCTGGGGTGCCGGGCGAAGCTATTCGGGGTGTCGGTATCGAGCAGTACCTAAATAGTACCTGATCTCGAAATGACGGAACCCCGGCCAACTGGGAGGGGGCAGTTAGCCGGGGTTCCGGGGGAGCGGGAGAGTGGTCTATGCGGGGAGCATTGGGAGCCCTGCCATCATCTGCCTCGCGCGGTCGAGGTTCCGGGTCAGGGGCACAACCGGAGCAACCTGCTCGACCTCGTGACAGCCGCAGTTACAACCGGCATTGCGAACCGCGCTGACGAGCGCACCACGCTTGTAGGCGCCATTGAGCACGAGCGCGGTCTCCACGAGATTCGCCGTGACGCGGGTGATCGTGCCGTCCGGCTCGCGCTTGTTCTGGCGCTCGTGGAACCCGATGCTCAGCTCATCGAGCACGCCATCCTTGGCGAGTTCTAGGGACTCATCCCCGACCGGCGTCCGCGAGATCCGCCAGGCGCCCCACAGTCCGGCCGCGTCGTCGCGCAGCTCGATCGCCTTACCGATCAGGACGCCACCGAGGTCCAGGTGCTCACGGGAGAACTTGACCCGGTTGGGCGCGCCAATCTGGTGATTGAAGGCGCCGCGGGCGAACTGCTCGGTGAGGTGCGCGTCAATCCGCTGTGGGCGGAAGTAGGGCACCGCAATGCCCTCGATGGTCCGGCCGTCTCCGCCCTTGGCGGCCGACCTGATCTCCAGCTCCGGTGTGAAAGACCGGGTCAGCTCGGTCACTGGTTGCTTCCCTTCTGCGTTGCGGCCCTCTGGTCCGCGGTGAGCGGCGGCAGATCCTCGAACTCGCGCGCCTCGTCCTCGGTTAGGAACCCGGCGTCAATGCCGAGCTTGTGCGCCTCATAGCGTGTCTTCGTGTCAGACCGCAGCAGCGCGTTCAGGTTCGCCTTGACCCTGGTTCCGCGTGGGAACGCCAGCGACAGCGTCTGCTCGAACCGGGTGATGTCGTCGCCGACACCGGAGTACTTGAGCAGGTCGAGCCCCTTTGTCTCCTGGTTCTGGTAGGTGCGGGAATCCCCCGAGACGCCGAGCCAGGTCGGCTCGATGTCGAAGATCAGCGCCAACTCGTGCAGGGAGAACTTCCTGGCCTCCAGGAGTTGCGTCTCCTCGGGGTTCCAGGCCAGCCGCACGTAGTCGGTCGTGGGGCTCAGCATCGCCACAGTGCGCTCGCGCTGCGACTTCTGCCAGCCTGCCTTGGTCTTCTTACCATCCTCCGGGTCATAGTCCGGGTCGGTCGACTTCAGGTAGCCCGTCGGCACGGCCGCAATGTCGATGTTCCGCGCCTGCCGTTGCAGCGAGTCCGCAAGCCGCAACGTGTCGAAGTGGTTCTCCAGAACGCCCATGCCCCGCAGCGCGCCCGGCTTACTCGGGCCCTTGATGTGGAGCACCTCATACGGGCTGAACCAGCGGCGGCCGATCCGGTAGCCGATCGTGCCGACCGGCAGCGGTGCGCCGTCGCTCTGTGTGATGCGCTTGACGTAGACGTCCTCTGCGCAGACCGACACCAGCGACGTCGGCCAGCCGTCCCGGTTCCGCGAGGCGTAGATGCCGATCGCATTGCCGTGCCACACCAGGTCCAGGCACAGCGCGGAGAACGTCGTGACGCGCGGGTCCGGGGGTTCAGGCTGCTCCAGAAGCGGCTGCGGCGGCAGCTTCTGCGCGGGCTTGCCAGCGCGCTCCCGGTAGGCGTGCCAGGGGAACCCGCCGATCATGCTCGACCGCAGGCGGGCCGCGCGCCAGGCGCCGGGCAGCCCCATGCCGCCGTTGTAGTCGGAGTTGCCGAAGTCTCGCACGAGGTCCGACGACACGCCCCAGCTCTGCGATTCACCGGTTGTCGTGTTGACGGCTGTGTACTTGACGTCGCGCGTGAAGAGCGCCCCGAGTCCCATCACTCACCCCTCTTCCGGTTCGGGCACTGCCGATCAGCAGCGCGGCGCTCTCCGCGATTGCGCGCAAATGCGTGGTCGGGACAACACTTTGTCGGCAGTGTCGGCAGTGTCGGCAGTGCCTGTGGTGCCGGTGGCGGCGGCCTTTCCATCACTCACCGCCCTTGCGGCGCAGGAGCACCGGCTTGCCGTTGGGGGGCTTCGGGCGCGCGGTCGCCTCGGCAACCGTGCCCCAGATCAGAAGGAACACGCCAAGGGTCATGTAGCCGAACTCGAAACCGAACTTGATGTAGACGCCAGCGGCCAGCAGGACCCCGCCAGCCAACTGAAACAGAATGGGCACGGCCTTAATCATCAGACCACAGAACTCCTTGGCTTGGGGACCTCCACGGGGAGTGTCCGGACAACATAAGCTGCACCTGCGGCGGCATAAGTGGCATCAACGTGCCCAACCCCGCGTCTCACAAACCGCCAGCCGTCACCTACATTGAGTTTCTTGCTACCGGCAACGTGGCCATTCAGCAGCGGGTCATTCGGGTGCAGAACCTGGAGCGCCTTGACCAGGTCGGCGAACTCGCCACACGCCGTAACTGCATCCTGCCCTGTGATGTCGACCACGTTGATTGGCTTCTTGTCCACGATGATTTTCTTCAGCGTGACACCGAGCGCAGAGGCCGGGCCGCTCGGGTACCAACCCACTGCGTCTGGCTTGATCTTCTTCAGCAGTTCGGGCAATTCCCGGCGCGCATCAGCTGTGCTCTTCCACGCGCCCAGGACCTCCACGCGCACACGGCCATCTGCCAACTCGGCCGCGCCGCAGAGCGTCACGTGTGCGCCGTCCGGGGCAACATCGAGGCACGTCACGATGCGCTGCTTGGCGAAGTCGAACTTGCCAATGCTGTCCTTACACGACATCCACGCTGCGCTGTCCACGGCGGCGTCGAGCGCATCCACCTTCTGGCACAGGACCTCGGTGCGGAAGACGTTCGGCGGGTCGGTGCCCAGGGAACTCTTGATTGCCTGCGGGGTGGGGCCGTTGTAGCCGGTACCCGGGTTCCCCTGCAGGATCGCATCCCAGTCGTCAAGCTCGCAGCCTTCCGGACCGCTCCACTCGAACAGCCCGATGCTCTCGTCGCGCCCCGCAAGCGCCGCATCCCGGAGCTGATTGAGCACAACGCTCTCGTCGTCGCCCGCGTTCGTGATCGCCCAGGTCATCCCATACAGGCGCGCGCTCGTGGTCTTGCTGAGCGCGCTCCAGGCGTCAAACGTGCGCTGCTCGCGGATCTCGTCCATATTGAGCTGGTCAATGGTCTTGCCACGGCCCGCCTTGCGGTTTGCCGCCACAATCTTGTACTTGGCGCCGTTGGTCAACCAGAAGCTCTGCCGCCCGTTCGCCTTCATCTCGCCGCCGAACTCGACAGCTAGTTCCGGGCAACCCTTAATGGTCTCGACGCACTCCTCCAGGAACTCCCGCGCCACGTCGAGGTCCTGGGCGCAGCCGAGCGCTCGATACGCCCCGTCCATGTACATACGCCACAATGTGAGCATGCGCAGGAAGTGCGTCTTGCCGTTCTGCCGCGCCACGAGCACGAGCACCGTGCGAAAGCGGTATGTGCCGTCCGGGTTGAGCTCAAGCGCATGGAGCGCGAGCCATTCCTGCCAGGGGTCGAACGGCTCACCCACGACATCGCGGGCAAAGTCAATCAGCTCATAGCCGCGTGTGGTCTTCCGCGTGAGCGGTCGCAGCGGCTCGGGGAACAACCGGGGTTCGGTCTTGCCCAGGAGCCGAGCGGGCTTCTTGCCCTTCTCGGCGTTCGACCTCGCCTCACGGAGACCTGCGAGACCGCCCCTCATCTGCTCGCTCTGGGCCGAACTCGTCTCTCGGGTACTACCTCGGGTCATGACGACCTCGCGGCCCGGAGACGCTCCATCGCTCCGCCACTAACAGGGGCGCCGTTCCCAACAGCTTTGCGGGCCTTTGGTGTGGCGCCGAGCGCATCCAGGACGGTCAGCAAACGGGGGCCAAGGCGCTCCAATGCCTCGGCGCGGGCTTCCTCGGGACTGTCGTCAATCTCCGCGGCGTACAGCTCCGCAAGCCGCGCTGCTCCGCCGTCTTCCGCGTCCAGTCCGAGTGCGCCAATAGCTGCGCTGACTGCTGGCTTCAACAGCGCGTCAGTCGAGCGCAGCTTGCGTGTCATTTCTGGACTCCGGGTGCAGGTGTGGGGGAGGGAGAGACACAAGGCAGTGGGCGTCCGGGGGTGGCGTGTCTTTGGGAAAAATGCGTCACCAACTGTATCTGCGCAACGGTTCGGGATCGAGCTTGCGCGGATCGCCAATCTTCAAGTTACAAGGCGTACAAGCGGCTACCAGATGCGCTTCATCATCGCCGCTCACGGTCCGACCGAGTGTGTGATGTACGCAGTCGGCCCGGTACTTACAGACGTCAGGCAACTTGAGCTGACATAGCCACGAGTCCCGTGCCAGGATCTGCTCTCGCTTCTTGCGCCAGGCCCGTGTGCCGCCAGGTGTAGGAGTACGCCAAGCCTTGCTCATGCGCCCTCCAACGCTCGACCCAATAGTGTGAGCCGAACGGGAAGCTGGGGAGCGTCCGTTCAGCTACTCAAATAGTAGCCTGTCGTTCGCAGACTAGAGTTCGCACCGACCAGCGCATAGGCAAAGCAAAAGGGCGGGCCAGCCGTAGCCAACCCGCCCTCTCGTGCTCCCCCGAGCTACGCCGTTCCGGTCGGCGCTACGTCTAGCTTACTACGTCGTAGTACGTACACGATACTTCCACGGCGGTTCCTTACGGGGGGGTACGGTGCAAGATAGCTCCGTATAGCAGATAGCAGCTACTGCAGTAGGACATATACTTTTCTATACCCCCCCGTAAGGAGTTAATAAGAGAGTCTAGAGCTTGTATTGCCCCTGGTCCGGCCCACTTTCTGCTTACGGGTACCCCCTCCCCCGTTACCCCCGCTAACCCACCCGTAACACCCCCCGTTACGGGGGTGCGCCTGCCCCTGCCTGGCGCGGGGTCGAGGTCGGCGAGCCCTCGGTGAGCGCGGCCCGAGGCCCTTACGGAGGGGGCTTACGGGTGGGGCTGAGCCCTGCCGCGGGCCGGGAACGACTGCACGCCGCCTACTACGCCGAACGAGGGAATCCTAGACACCACTAGAAGCTACTAGCGTCTACATGTAGCCCATTCCGCCTGGTAGCCGTTGTGAATAGACGCCAATAGCGTCTACCCCCAAAACCGTGTGGCGTTAGCCATTTTGAACGAGCCTTCACGACCCGTAACGTTATTGCCGTCAAGGAACGGACACAACCCACGGAGGCTTCCCCAAATGGCTAGGAACGCACCTACACGAAAGAAGCTGTCGATGCCTGACGCTATCGCGCACACGGGCTACCCGGCGCCAATCATCCGCGCCGCGGTCAAGGCGGGCACGCTCCGCGCCGAGCGGCCGTCCGGTTGGGAGCGCGGGCCGTACTACTTCACCGAGTCCGACCTGGACGCCTGGCTCGACTCGATCACCGTCAACGCCGAGGAGTCCTGAAATGTACAACGGCTACGTAATCCGCGGCGACCGCAACGGACTCGGCACTGCCGGGCTCGTGCTCGGAACGCTCGCGCTGGCCACGTCGGTCATCCCGCTTATCGGCATTGTCGCCTGGCTCATGTGGCCGGTGGCGCTGGTGCTCTCGCTCGCTGGCCTAGCGCGGTGCGACCGGCAGCTAGCCACCAACCGCAGCTCGGCGGTTGCGGGCGTGATCGTGTCGGGTGTGTCTGGCGCCGTCTGCCTCGGGTGGGTCGTGTTCACGCTCCTCGGGACGCCCGGAACGTGAAGCAGCCCGCCCCAGGGTCTGGAACCTGAGACGGGCCGTGCGCTTCCCCAAATGAAGGCAATTCGAGCTTACCCTGATTCGCTACGCTAGTAAATCGCTCCCCGCGAATGAAGGAAGTACAATGCTGTCTGATCTGGTGAGATACCCGTACCTGGACCCCAGTCTTGAGTACGTCGATAAGCCTGAAGTCCTATTCTGGAAATGTCGCGCTGTAATCGACAGCAATTCCGGTAACCGGCGCAAGACATTCTGGTACTCGACGCCACAGCCCGGTGTCCGCGGGCTCTACGCCTACGGCAACCCGTTCAACACGACCGATATGCCCAAGGGCCCCGCGACTGACGCGGCCGTATTCCGACTCCACGCTCTCCGTGCGGGGCTCGACCGGAAGGCCCGGCTGGTCGTGTGGACCGAGGGCGAGAAGGACGCTCTGGCCGCGCGGGTCTACGGGGTGCCGTCGTTCTGCTCACACGGTGGCGCTGGCAAGGCGACCATCGAGCAAGCGCACCACCTCGCCGGGTACAAGGGCGGGGTCGTGATCGTGGCGGACCGGGATGACGCCGGGTACGCAGACGCCTACGTGCGCGCCGAGCACTGTAAGACGCTCGGCCTGGAGTTCTGGGTCGTGCGGCCTGCTGACCCTGTGGTGAACCCGGCGTGGTGCCCGCCCGGGACGCGCTGCTACTGCGACAAGCCTTGCCCCGTTGCGGGAAAGCTGTGGAAAGGCGCGGACCTCTCTGACCACATTGCGACCGGGCTGCCAATAGATGCTCTGGTCGAGGTGCCCGATGCCGAATTGGCAGAGGCGCACGCGAAGAATGCGACCGCAGGTTACAACGCCAAACCGCCTGCGGGCTACACCGCAGAGTCCTGGCGCGAACTTAACGCCGAGTGCGTAGCAATTATGCGCGCTAGTGGCGCCTGGAAGGACGGTTGGAAATGAAGACCGACGAGCACCGGGAAGGGCTGCCCGAGGCGCTGCCGATCCCCAAGAGCAGGGCGCCATACGCGATTGATGAGCTTGATGGTGCTCTGCGCTTTGTGGATGTGTACGGCCCGTACGTCCGATACTCCGAACTAGACGGCTGGGTGGCCTGGAACGGTTTGCGTTGGGATAGGCAACACGGTGAGCACGGCGTCAAGCTGATGGTGCGGGCTATGGTCCGGGCCTGGGCTGAGGAGATCGATGCGCGAAAGGATCTCAAGGACGACGCCAAGGTCTCGATGACCACAAGGGTCAAGGGCCTGCTCTCCGGCAGCAAGTTGAAGAACCTCCTTGGCCACGTCCGCACGCACTTCGACGTCGCGACCCCGGGCGGCTACTTCGACGCGGATGCGACTCTGCTGGGCGCCGAGGGCGCTGTAGTTGAGCTGACCGCGGATGGAGTGAAGCAGCGTCGGATGATCCCGGAGGACCGGGTCACGATGAAGACCGGCGCGCGGTTGAACCCCGATGCCAAGCACAAGATGTGGGATGCGTACCTGGACCTGTTCGTGCCAGACCACGGCACACGCCAGGCCCTGAAGGAGGCGGCCGGACGTCTGCTGCTCGGCGGCAACCGAGAGCGCCTGTTTGTGGTCCTGATGGGCCGCAGTACCTCCGGCAAGAGCCTGTTCCTCAAGCTTGTGGACCGGGCGCTCGGGGAGTACGCCGGGCCGGGCGACCTGACGATGTTCCGGGGCAACATTGACGAACGGCCGCGCGTCGACCTGGTGCGGGCTATGCCGAAGCGCCTGGTGCACACGACTGAGGCCAGTGAGGCATGGACACTGCACGCGGATATGGTTAAGCGCATCGCGGGTGCGGACAGCATCTCGGCGCGACTGAACCACGGCAACGATATGTACGAAGGAGTGCCGCACTTCACATTCTGGCTGGCGACGAACAACGTGCCGCGGATCGCGGGCATGGATCAGGCGACGCTGCGCAGGATCGTGGTGTTCCCCTTCAACCAGACGCCTGCACGCGAGGACACATCCATCGGCGACAAGATGCTGAATGACCCGGAGGTGATCGAGGCCGTTCTGGCCTGGATGGCTGAGGGCTACGATGACTTTGTCGCCCGCGGCGAGGTCATGCGAGACAGCCGAGAGATGGCTGTGGCCAAAGCCAAGTTCGCTGACCAAGCCGGACCGGCTGGCGACTTCCTGGCTACGTGCTGTGAAGTCACGGGCAACCCGAACGACGGTCTGCTCACAACGGGGCTCTACAAAATGTACCAGTTCTTCTGCAAGGAGAACGGCATTCGGAATCGGGATCTGATGGCGCTGAACCAGTTTGCCCTTGCACTGGAAGAGACCGAGACGCTTGAGCGCAACTCTGCCGAAGGCGCACACAAGGTCTCTACTGTGCGCGGGCTGACCTTCAAGACAGAGTGGGTCAACCGTCTGAAGAGCAGCCCTGATGCCCCTGACGAGTCAATGTGCGCACCGCTCGGGCCCAAGCCTAAGCCGCGCGCACGTCGTGCTCGAAAGGCGTAGTAAACTAGTACCCGAACGGCCCGGGGCCACACAATAGGGGTTGAGACTCCGATGGTATGGGGAACACCCCGGGCCGTTCACTTTCGCTCCCCACGAAAGGCAAAACAATGTCCGCTCTCCCTATGCCCAATGAAGCCCGCGAAACCCCCGGTGTTGAGCCGATCTGGCCGAACTGGACCCCGCAGAAGCACGTCCTGGGCAACCGGCTGTTTCTGCTGCCGTCGCCGGACCGCTACCCTTACCTGTACCGCAAGCTGGAGGCGAGCCCCGGCGTGTGGGTCTACGGGCTCCGAGACCGGCTTGCGCCCGGCACCCCCGACGAGCAGATCGCAGAGCTGAACCGGCGCATCCGGCGCCACCGCCGCGCGGCCGTCGACCGGGCGATCGAGTACGGCCGCCAGAGGCACGCCGACTTCGCGGAAGGACGACCGTGAGCCACGAGGAGGAGCCTTGCGTGTGCGGCACCGACTTCATATGCCTGGCTCTCGTACACGCCGCCGGTCTGGTGCTCCCCACGGCGCTGTGGAATGCGTGCGTCGCACCCCCGGTGCAACCCCTCCGGAACCCCTCCGGAACCGTCCATCACCAACCGCAACCAACCCCTACCGGCGAGACGCGCACAGCGTCTTGACCAGGAGGTAGACGCCAAGCGCTTCTACCGAGCAGGGACAACGTCCCCGGCGATTCGGCCCGACCTTCGGTTTCCTAAACCGAGTGCCGCAGGTTCGAATCCTGCCGGGGGCACCTGTTTTACCAGGTCAAACGGCACGTAGCCGTCGCGCGGGCGGAGCCGAACCCCTCCGCATCCCCTTCAGCGTAGGCACCGGTTTGCGCCGTCTCCCGGTGTCTGGCATGATCGCAGAGTCCCCTCCAGTTATGAGTGCAAAAATGAGGAAACTCATGACTGCAGGGCTTTGGCCTGCCGGAATGCTGGCTGCCCCTCTGGCTTACCCGATCTACCTGTTGCTGATGGCTGGCGTCATGCGCATCTGCGGCGTCGCCAAGGCGGACATCGCCAAGTGGGTCCTCCACCAGGCCGGTCGGCAGCGCTTCCTTGACCTCGTCCACGCGGCGCGGAGGCTTCCCGAGCTACCCGGTGCGCCTGCCGCGGAGCGGGACGACGACAGTGCTGCGGCGTGAGCGGAGCGGCGGTGGCGGGAGCTGGTGCGCCTTCCCCGCGTCGGGTTGCGGGATGACGTGGGCGTAGACCTTGAGCGTCACCCCGGCGTCC